ATTTACAGCATCAGCGGTTACTAAAGATGCGTTTAAACTCCCATCAGGAGATGTTGTTTGATTGTTTGTTGCTGTTACATTGGTAAATTGACTAAAACCTGCAATATCTTCTGATTTTGTATTTAAGTTACTCCTACTCGGCTCTAACAATAGCGTAGGACAATCCTGTACAACACCGTCTAATAGAGGGTAGTTAAGTCTTGGTACTCCTATTGCTACGTCTTCTATAAGACCGTCTTTGTTTACTCGTGTCGCAGTTGAACTTCTTGTAAAATCGAAATCCCCATCAGCGTTATTAGGCAGTACATTATATAACGTACCACTCTTTACTCCGCTTGGGATATGTACTAAACTTGCCTTGTCGTAAATACTCATTGTACTGAATTATTAAATGTTTCTACTAAACAGGCTTGTGCTTCCATAGTACCACCTGTGTCATCTACTCTTTTGTATAAATCATTTGCATCGCCTACAATACTAACAAATGGATATTGTCCTACCCAGCTTTCGTTATATATCGTTCCGAAGCCTATGTTGTTTATTACTTTTCCCCAACCTGTTGCCATTTCTTATTTGTTTTCTCTATATTGTTTATAACAGATAGCCAATGCTTGATCCTTATCATATTCATTTGTTATTTGAATAATACATCTTTGGATGAAATCCCTTTGCTTCTCTCCTGATTTTGGTCTTGGTATTGGCATCTACTTAAGAACTGTTTTAGTTTAATTATGTTTTTTTGTTTTGGCTTATATCTCATAATACCCATCCATTGAAATTATCAGATTTGTCAGGATACATTCCGTCTTGACTAGAATCATTGTATTCAGGATAGCTACTGCTATTATCAATTATATAATCTAAAAACCGTCTAGTATAGAACTGAGCTTTACTCTTTGAGTTCTCAACTAGGTAATGTATCTCTTCCATCGAAAGAGTCTCTGAAGACTCGCTTCGATGTTTATAAACACCTCCGTTACTTACTTGGTAAGACGCAAACATATAATAGTCTGACTGAGCAAACCATATAAGCATCGGTGTTATATAGTCGTTCAGGAGTGTCTTGTAGGCTGCATTCGCAGGGTTGTCTATAGTGCCACCAGTAATCAAAGTAGATATCTTATCATATAGACTTGTACCCAGATAATTCTGAATGTGAATATCCTGGCTTACCTCGATGAACTGAATAAACTTATCAGCATCTACAGTCCCTCCTACAAGGGATTTTCTCCTTAAGTCGTTAGTCGTTATGAACAGTGCTTTCGCCATCTTCTTTCTTTTTAAATAGTGATTTTACTCGGTCCATTGCAGACAACTTTTCACCTGTCTCCTCTTCACGTTTAATCTTAGTTTCAATGTTATCCAACTGAGTGAACTCAATAGGCTGCAGAGTAACAAAGTATAGGTTTAAGTCAATTTGGTTAAACTCCAACATAGTCTTCAAACACTCTATAATCTTTTCTTGGAATGGGCGTATAACAATGTTATCCATAAGGACAGAAGCCGTTCTAAGCTCCTCTGCATTATTACCAAACCCTGTATTATCTTTTATACCAAGAAGTATCGGAGAAACAACTCTGTGACCGAGCATAATTTTCTCACGAGCCTCATCAGCAAGGAACTGATACTGTGCGTGTGCATCTGGGAGGTGTATAGGCTCTATGTCAGCTTGACGATCTGGGTCTTCATTGAACGCTAAAATGAACTTACCTGAGTTAGACGTCCCTCCGAATTTATCTTGGATTTTGCTTTCAATTAGTTGTTGAGCCTCCTCATCAGGAACTCCGTTATTGAAGTTGATTAAGAGTGATGGCTGTAGGCCATTAAGAATATTGTTTATGTGGTAGTTAGATACCTCTTCTTCTAGTGAGCAGTATTGTAAACATCCGTGATAGTCTACAGGAGCATAGTAATAAAACCCTGGTCTATATGGTTTAATGATATAAAGTTCTCTAAGCTCATTACCTTTTCCATTGCCAAACGTAGGGATTCTCTTTGGGTTGTCGGATGGCTTATATTCACTCCACTTAGGGTGATAATAATATGCTCTTATTTTCCCTTCGTCCGCTTTTTCTGCTCTTAGCGTTTCCATAGGGAAATGCGTAAGAGAAGTAATTCTAGTCTTGCTTTTATTGTAAACGACCTGAACAGCACCTTGGCCAAGTAATTTGTAATCGTTGACTATCTTTTTTACCTCTTCGTCTTTCAATATCATTTTGAAACGAGCAAACATCTCAGGCTTTTCTTCGCTGTCTGTTGCGCTCAATCCCCTTCCGTAAATCATATCTACAATACCATTGATACAGCAAGAGTTTGTTGGACTGCTTAGATAATTATCGATCAAGTCACCAAAGTAATTGTTGTCCTGTCCGTAGGTTACCCAATCATTTCTGTAGTCCTCCTTAATTTCGGGAATAGTATAGCCCTGTAGGTTTACTACTCTGATTGTTCCTGTTGGTTTATTTTTTCTAGGCATATTATATTATTATATATTTTTCTCCAGTAGGAGCAGCACTATGCTCTGTATATTTACCTGTGTTCAGTGTATGTTTTTGTGTTTTATTCGTCTGTGACGTAACATAAACCTTATCCCTAAACAACAATGTAGAGTTTTGTCTTAGCTCCATAAAATAAATACTACCTTCAGAAAGTATTGAGAATGTACAAAAAACACTCAAATAATTACCATCAACAATTGATAGTAGTTCTGTAAGGGTTTCCGTTTCACCAGTTCCATCTTTTGTAATAACTAAATTAAGATTACTAATGTCTTCAAAATAATCATAAAGACAATTAGACGCTTCTACCGATCCATCATCTGATTCTACTCTTTGCTCATACTTCTCAGCATCAGATACGTAATTTCTCGGTATGATCTTAATTATTTGCTCATCAGTAGATGGAAGTAATACTTTCATATATATATAACTTAAAGATGTATTATTTGTTTACAAAAAAGCCCCACCATAAAGGTGAGGCCTATTGCGTTTAAGAACCTACTATGTTTAAGAGTTAGTTCCTTCAGTTACAGTTACAGTAGCACTTGACATTCCTGCGTATGGGTCAGCAGCCGTTGGGCTATCAACAAAGTTAGCAGGCTTAGTTTCCTGTGCAGTAAACGTAAGAGTATATCCACTTAGGTCTCCCATTGCAGCACCTGTTACGATTGTACCACCTGATACATCAGCACCGTGTTCTAAACCTACAACCATTACGTTTCCGTTATAGTCTTCTACAGCAATATGAGGACGGCCAGCAGCTAAGATTTTAATCTCTTTGTGGTCTTCCTTACTTAGTTTGTGTAGGGTTAGATTTAGTGTTTGCTCATAAAAAGAAGTTCCATTCTCACGAGAAGCATTGATAGTTTGCTCAAGAGAAGAGTTTCCTTTTACGTCATATTTGAAGGCAGTGAAAGTTCCTGACATATCGGTAATCTCATCGTCTGTTTGTGAAACAGTTCCAAAGTCGCCGAAATCAGTAAAGTAAACGGCTTTTATACCACCTACTACGTCTTTGCAGGGTTCTTTTCTACCTCTAGTTAAATCACAAGCCATAATTATTTAAGTATTAAAAAAGGGCAGGTAGGCTCTAAGGCTTACCTACCCTTTTCAGATTAATGTTTCAGTTTATTAAGAATAAAGAACGATATCAGAACCGATTCCGAACTGTACACCTGCAGTATAGCGCATAACTACACGAACATTTTGTGAACCATCGATATCAGCCATATCAATCAACTTAACTTCGTTTCTGTCATCTAATAGACCTGTTCCGAAGAATAAGTTAGATTTCTGAGCTGCAACAGCAGTGTTGTCAGCAAGTCCTTTAGCTACAACTACATTGATACCTTCGAAAGAAAGTTGACCACCGTTGTACCACTGAGAACCTTTGTTATCTGTACCTGCACCACCGATAGTAGCAACGAATCCACCAAGCGCACGAACGTAAGCTCTTGCGATGTTAGAAGATACATATAAAGTTAAGTCTTCTTTTCCGTAAACAGCAGTTGGGATAGCATCAACGATAGCACCTAATTGTGCGATTACGTTAGATGAATCAACAGTTACAGCAGTAACGTCTACAACAGTTCCGTCAGCAGTAAGTAGAGTTTCAAAACCATCGAAAGACCCTTCTCCAGCAGAACCACTCCAGATAGAAGTTTCAGTTGCTTTAGCAACTTCAGCAGCTACTTGTCCGATTACGAAATCAGAGAATAGTGGAGGTAGGTTATCAAAAGCAGAATAACCCATCTGAGCAGCTTCCCAGTCAGAGTGTAATTCTTTTTTACAGATTTGTAGGTTTACTTGCAATTCAGCAGGAGTAAGTACTTTCTCCGTTAGAGTCATTGCAGATGTGCTTGCGTCAAAATCGCAGTCCGCAGAACGAACTAGATCAGTAAAAGCACCTACTTTCATAGCTGCCTTGTACTTTACGTTAGGCAGAATAGTAATAGTACCTTGGTCTAAGGTATCAGCAGATAAAAGTGCAGCAGCTAAATACTTGCCAGCAAATTCGCCTGCGTATGAACTAGTAATAGTTGGATTTGGCATTTTATTTTATTTTAGTTGTTTGTTATTTTTGACATTACTCTGTCAAGGGTTGATTTACTTCTATTTTGTGCAAATAGGTGTGTTGGTTTTTTAGACACCTCTGCTTCTGGACTGTGAGATAATGGCTCTACAGCAGGCTCTTGATTTGATAGTTCAGTTGGAACTTCCAATTCTTCTTCCTTTTGTGCAGTAAGCTCTTCAATCATACCTTTTACTTCAGCCATAGCTTTAGCAAGGTCTTCTTTAGTAACGTACATATCCATTTTATCTTCTTCTTCCATCACTTCTTCAGTTTCTTCTAGCTCTTCAGTCATTTCAACTTCTTCAGTTTCTTTAACTTCTTCAGCAGCATCAACTTGGATGTCTTTGGCTTCCTCAGACAATTCTACTTGGTCCTCAACTACAGGAGCTTGCTCTTCAGCAGTCTCTTCTTTAGTTTCAGTACTAAGTAAAACGTTTTTGAAACGCTCTACAATTTCGTTAGCTTTCATATACGAATTAATAAGGTTAAACAATAATTAACTAACTATTTAACTCAAAGACTATATGTTTGTTGTATTTTTAATTGGTTCCGCTAGTAGGACCTATGCCTTGCGCCTGTAGTGATCCGTCACAGCATTTTTTACTGTAACGTTTGCCGTCTTTACATAAACATCCTCTGCGTCCGCCCGTTGGGCTACTATTTGATGGGGTAACGAATTTCTTTCTGGTCATTTTGAAGATTTAGGGTGTTTCTTTGGTAATAAATCGTAATCTGTAGTATATTTTGCATTCTCAGGACGACCATTCTTGACTAAGTACATAAATGCATTCACTCTTGCGTGCGCCCATTGAGATGCTGACTTAACATTTGGAGAATGGGAAGTATTGAACGCCCCTAAACCTCTCTGAAATACAGAAGATAATACTCCTACAGTCACTCCGTAGCCTAGTTTCTCTTTGTACTTCTCGTTAAACTCGTCTGCTTTCTTTTGAAGGGATGCACGGTCTTTTTGGGAGACCTTAGCACCCGTCTTTCCGGATGCATCACCTTTTGCGGACCCCTCACCCTTTGGTCTAGGGTTCGGAGTGTCCGATTTGGGAGCTTTAGGAGAGCTTTTTATGCCACCTTTTGGTCCCACTTCTGCTAGATTGTGCTTTTCACAGGGCATATACCAGGTTTTGCCCTCAAATTCGTGTTCGTGATATCCCTCACATCCGATATCCTCAGCAGCTTTCTCTGCAA